CTTGAGACTCGTCAGATAATGGTTGTAATCCTAAAAGTCTAGTAGCAGTACTATAAAATAATCCTAGTGAATTAGGATATCGCATACGTTTTAACCAAGTAAACTTACCATTAGAATATATACCTAAAGATGTAGAAAATTTGTTACCTACAGTATCTATTACCATAACTGCACACTCTTCCCAGTCAGTAGTTAGTATAGAACTCATAGCATGAGACTCATGGTGATCTACTAATACGGGTTTAGCTTTAGTTATTTTTTTAATGTCTCTTTTAAATCTTTTATAACTAGTCTCTTCATAAAATACAGCGTAATCAAAATCTTCGTAAGCATTTTTTAACCAATTAATAGTATGAATTGGAAAATTACTATCATATTTATTACGAGAAAAACGTTCTTCATGGGATGCTCCCAATATCTTATTGTCTTTTATATTTGCAGCTGCACTATCGTGATGATAACAGCTTACTCCTAGTATGTTCATCAAAATACCTTTTGAATATATCAGTTAAATCTGCTTTAGTTTTATTTGAGTAGTTAGGTGTGTCTACAAAATCTACAAACGCCCATCTAAAGTTATCTACTACGGGTTGTATTCTATGTACCATAAAGCACGGAAATAATACAGTCTTTCCTGGCCTAGGGTATATTCTAGCTATAATATTATCAGGTTCAGGGGCAGAAAAATCTGTTTCTAGTACTCTGTCACCTTTAGGATTCCAACTACCTAATTCAAAAGGTTTTCCTTCTGTTAAGTATATCATGTGAGTCCAAAAACGTCCAGGTCTAGAAGTAGTAAGTCTTTTTTCTGCAAAATCTAAATTATCAAAATGCCACTCATAACCCTCTCCAGGTTTTAAAAGTATAGCTGATTTACCTGCAAAATCACATTTCCATTGATGTGCATGCTTTATATAATTAGACATGCAATATTTTACAATTTTATCTGCTTTTTTTGCTATCTCATCCGAAAATCCGATTTCAACTGCTCTTGTCCACTCATCTGCAATGTAATCTTCCATCTTTCAAATACCTCCGAAGCTAGTCTTAATGTAAAATGATTATGACCATATTGATTTATATGTCCTGCTCCATCTGCATAATCTTTAGCTAAATCTCTTAAATAATAATTCCATATACAAGGATTATCTTTTAACATGGGTTGTTCTAAAATATTAGGACGATATATAGGAATTAACATTAAATTTTCTGCAGTAGCTTCTCCTAAAACTGCTTTTACAAATAAAGCATTAGTTCTTTCATACCAAGCCATACGTGTAATTTTTTTAAACCAAATATCTTGTGTTAGTTTACCCCATATATCTTTTTCATTAGCCCAGCCATAAGGAAGTAAATATTCTCCATTACCTCTAGGATCTGCCCTGTGATGATGACCTACTAACCAGATAACTTTAAAACGGTTGACAAGATCATTCTCTATGATATAATTAGCTTGAGCATCTAAAGTTATACCCGGCTCTTCATATCTATTTTTTAAGCCTAACTGATCAAAAGCAGGCACAGGTGCTTTATCGCTTGGTATTGACCAAGAATTTCCTACTACAAAGATTTCTTTATTTATGTTCATTATTACCTGTGGAGATAGTTATACGCAAGGAGAAGGTCTTGAGAAACAAACTCAAGCCTATCCATATTTACTAAATGCAGATATTAAGAATCTAGCACAAAGTGGAGCATCTGAATACCTTATTACAACACAAATTGAACAAGCTGTCAAGTTAAAACCTAATTTGATTATAGTCGGGCATACCAGTGAATATAGATGGGAAGTATGGGATCCTAGAAATAAATGTCAACAAGGGTTTATAGTAGCTAATCATATAATGAGAAATGAAAAATACTATAGAAACTGGATACTATCAGAACAAATACTAGGTAATACCAGAAATATTAAAGAACACAAAGCTGCTTGGCATGCAGCAGGTATGTTATATTTTTCTGAACAACAGTTAGTTCAACGTCTATGGAGTGGCGCAGTAGCAAAACAAATAATACTAGCACAAAGAGCTAATATACCAATGATTCATCATTGTTGTTTTCCTCATTTACAAGCACTATTAGAAGAACTAACAGATGATTATATAGATTTTCACTTAGATTTAGAAAAACATAAAGATATGGCCCCTGACAATTCTCATGCAGGGGCCAAAAGTCATAAAAAACTAGCTAATATGATTATGAATAAACTCAGCTAGAGCTTTAGTTGCTTTTCTATTAGGATGAACTTGATCAGTAGCTGAAGCAAAATATTCAGGATGATCTTTCCAAAAGTTATGTTTATACTCCCAAAGTTCCCAAAGTTTCATTGCACCTCTTTTATCATTGTCTGAATATTTCTCAAAGTGGGTATAATCTCCAAAAATAGTGGTATCTTCAAAATCAGGATAGAAAAATTCAGTAATACTAGGAATCTTAAGATAACAATTAAAGTCAGGTTCAATTTTTTCTATACCACCCAATAAAATTAATTTATGTTTATACTGATCTAGTACATTATATTCTAATTCTTTTACTAAGTTAATTTTTTCAAATAAATCAGTAGTAGTATATGCTCTATGATGTTCTGGAGTTAAATGTTTAAAGTCTCGTGTAGCACAAGTTTTAACGTATACAACAAAGTCAAACCCTACTTCGTGACTCATTAAACAACTTAAAGATACAAAGTCACCCCAGCCAGGATTAGCAGCATGCGCTACTTCATGACCTAAATCTCGTAAGTATCTAGACATAGAATATTTTTCAGCAAAAGCTCTAGTCTCTTCGGGAGTGAGAGTTGGATCCCACTCCCCTGCTGACCACGAATCGCCTGTGACCATTATTCTAGCCATTTAGAGACACGCTGCTACAATATCTTTAATTTCTTCCCATTTTTCCTCTTCTTCTTGTAAATTTTCTTTACGAACAATGGTAGAAATTTTAGTAATAGTTGCTACAGGAATATCATATTCTGCTTTAATATCTTTTTTAAGTTCGTTAATAGATTCTCTGATTGCTTCTCCCTGAATCATTAAATCTACAATACGTGAGATTTCTTTACGCAATTCTGCTTTTAGTGCTACTTCCATATTATATTCCTTATACTAATTGAAAGGTTTTTCTTATATTCTCAGGTCTTTTTCTGATAAGTTTATCTTCGGTAAATTTCTCTAATATATTATTAAATATATCATGACTTAGTTGTGTAATATCTTCAGATTTAGTACCATCTACTAGCAATCTCTGATGAACCATGTTCAAAGCAGTTATTAGATTAGCTGAACCAATAGCTCTTGAATCTTTATAATCTCCTTCAGTTCTTGTTTTTACTAACTCCCATGTTTCATTTTCCCAAACAGTGTCGTCGTCCTCATCGAATACTTCGATGGGCATACCGCATAGAATTTTCCATACCATATCATTATATTTTGTTGTCATTATTCAATTCACTTATAAAAAGAGCGCAGCTGTACCGGCTGCGCCCGCACACTCCCTACGGTCGTATTAGGAAGCAATCCAATCATCACGATACGGGGTTGCATAGAACCAAGCCAAAGATTGCTCAACATTTTTAGACGGCATTTTCCCATCCAAACATTGTTCAAACTCACGTTTGAAGCGTAACCATGGATTTCTTGTAGTGGTCACAGGTTTGATCTGGTCAATATCACGCTGGTTCCAGTGAATACAACGGTCTGCATAAGCTGCTTCAACATTAAGTGAACGTGTAGACTCGAAGAGTTTGTCTTTGAGTATTCCATACAGCTCTATAAAAGCTGCGCTTTTTTCTTCTTCACTTAGCTGTGAAATACAAATGCGACGTGCATTTCTTATTAGATCACGATAAGCATTCTTTGATACAAGTTTAAAGTACATTATTTACCTCTTATATATAGCATAGTTTTGTGGGTTATTGCAAATAGAAAATTCTACCAATCAGAATCATCTACCATTAGTTCCAGATACATTGGCGGGTAGCTAACTTTATCCCTTTTCCAAAATTCGTCGGGATTATGATGCCTAAATCGCGGAAGCATACGCCAATGAGCATTGATTCGACGTACTGCTGAATCATACTCTTCATGAAATAAATTGTCTAAATCCATACGATCTCTAGCTTCTTCCATCCATTCATGACATTTCCACGGATTCCAACGTGAAACATTCTCAGCTTCTCGAATTGTACGCTTAATACCCCAGTCTGAATAGCCTACAGCATTAAGTGGGTTTACAATTCTATCCATTACTTGCTTCCTTCTCATTATTTCTATAATCAATT